TGTCGGGGTCTGCCTCCATCACGCCGCCTGGCTGCTTCCAGAACTTCCAGGCGTAGGGCCCGGTCATCTTTTCCTTCTCGGCCATGTTGTGCCACCAGTGGTCATCGTCCATCGGGTTGGTGTCCATCCAGATGCCGTGCCAGGTGGCCCCGCCGTCGCGCTTGGTCGGGTAGCGACCGACCCGGTGGGTGAGGCCGTCGATCACCGCCTTGGGCAACTCGCGGGCCTCGTTGACCCAGGCACCCGTGAGCTCAAGCGAGAGGAGCTTGCGGACATCCTTGGGCTGGTCCAGGGCCAGGAAGATCACCTCGCAGTCGATGCCTGCAGCGCCGTCCCTGGCCGGCAGTCGGATGTGGTGCGTGATGGGGGGCGTCCACAGCATCGGGCCGAAGGTGGACTCGGGGAACAGATCCAGCCAGGTCTTGATGGTCGTGGTCTTGAGCATCGGGTAGCTGTTCCTGACCACCGCCCAGCGCGTATAGCGCACGTTGTCCACGGGGCTGGGCTTTTGCTGCACGGCCTTGATGAAGATCTTGGACGCGCAGCCGTAGGACTTGCCAGAGCCCACCGGGCCCATGATGCCCTGCACGAAGGCATTGGACTGGATGAAGTCGTAGATGACGGGTGACTTGCTGAAGTCCAGCCGCAGGCCACTTGCGGCCACTGCCTTCTCTGATTGCTCTTTGGTTCTAGCCATTGCTTCGTGCCTTGGTGAAAACGTGGAAATGCCGCGGGTCGAGCACGCGCATGGGCACCTTGTTGGACAGGCCATGCACGGTGGACAAGTCCTTGCCCACAGCCCGCTTGTCGTTGATGACCTCGGTGGACTTCTGCGAGGAAACCGCCGACTGCTGCAGGTCCGACCACTGAATCAAGGCCTGGTAGCCAGGCTCACGCCAGCGGAAGGCGCTTTGCGGGTGGCAGGTACAGCGGTACTTCATTTGCGTGCAGGACAGTCCCGACCCTGTCGGCAGTGGCCGTTGCATGGTGGGCAGATGTGCTGCATGGACAGCAGACCCTTGGCCAGGTCGCGCACCTCCTGGGTCACAGCATGGCCCAGGTCTTCAGGGTCAAGAAAGCGCAGCATGAAGCTACGCAGGGCCACGTTGTGCGCGGTGATCCGCTCGGCAGCGGCCCGCATGATCTCGACATCAGTCATCTCGCACCTCCTGGCTCGGGGCCACCACGTTCACATCAATAACGCTCGGCTTCTCACTGCCGTCATCAGGGTTGTCCAGCAGGCCAGAAGCCTTGGCCAGCAGGCGCAGCACACCCACCTTGTCGTAGAGCTCCAGCTCCAGCGTGCTGTTGCCATCCTTGTCAGTCTTGACCCGGATGTTCTTGATCGACTGCAGCGCATGGTCAGGGATCGAGCTGGAGGGCTTGACCCTCACATTCCCAGACTCATCCCATTCCATGACATCAGTGATCTTGGTGTTGGCCATGCACAGCAGCGCATAGGCCACGGCCTCCTTGTTGGCCATGATCGTGCTGCTGCGCTCCAGTCTGCGCTGCACAGACCGGATGCCTCCCCAGTTCTTCAGGCTGGGGATCTGCTCGGACATCTTGGGCTTACCCGCCATCTCTCGCCTTCAGCATGGCATCGGCAATGGCATAGGCCCGCTTGGCAATCTTGCTTGGGTCATGCCACCAGTTGACGTTCATATCGTCCTCAACCCCTTGCTCCAAACCGCCAGCCAATGCCTGGCCAGCAAAGTAGTCGCGGAGGGTCATGCCCTTTGCGTCAGCAGGAGGAGCCACATACGGCTGCGGGAAAGCAGGCAATCCACGAATCCTCGCGAACTCCTGTCTCTGTTCATCAGTCATGCTGCACCTCAGAACGGAATGTCAGAGTCGTCAGCAGGCTGCGGCTGATACCCGTTGCCCTTGTCCTGGTTGTGCTGGCTCATCGGCTGACCCTGGCCACCAGAGATCTGCTTGCCAATCTTCACCGACACCCAGGTGTCACCCGCCTGCGTCTTCTTGTTCCACACATCCAGGTAGTGCATAGACCCATCAGGCAGCATCACCTTGCCGCGGAAGGGCGCGTGCCAGTCCTCGGTCTTGTCCTTGTTCGCAAAAGCAGATCCCTGCCCAGGCTTGTGTTCGTAGTTAGTGGCCATTTACTAAAAGCTCCTGTTGGTCATTGTCAGCGAAAAACCCCTGCCGACAAAAAGGGGAGAAAAAATTGAGGGAGGCCCCCGCACCGCCAGCGGTAGGGGGGAGGGGGAAAGGGTGCCTTCACGCGCAGGTCAACGGGCGCGGTATCGCAGGCGCGATGCGCGGGCGCATATGGTTGGCACCCGGCTGCCTGGGGACACGGCGTGCCTGCCCCTGCCTGCCGGACACGCCAGACACCCCCCTGGCCTGTACAGACTCCATACGTTCGTTTGGTGTTCTGTCCAAACCTGATAGGAGCCCCTACAAGCGCTTGGATGGACTGGTCGCTACCCATGCCTAGGCCTGCCTGCGATCGCGTGCTGTAGGCCCGTATAGGTGCCTTCCTGAGGCATCGGGTCATCTGGCATCCCGGTGCATCTGCAGGATGCTGTCGGCGAGCAGCTGGCTGGTGGGTGTCAGACCCTCGGCCTGGTACAGCGGCAGCAGGGTCGCCAGGCTGTCGGCGATCTCAGACTCGGACAATCCTTCGTTGATCAGGTTGTCTATAACAACCTTATCTAAATCAATACCTATACTCTTTCTATACCCTGTGTTCTCTGTGTTATCTACAACCTCCAGGTTGTGATTGGGTTGTGAATGTGAGGAGTTATCCACAGGTGCATTTACAACCTGAGGAGGCTCCTCATTTACAACCTGTGGGTTGTGATTGGTGGCCTGCTTGGTGCGCTTGGCCAGGGCCTTCTGGTTGGCCTCCTTGACCGCTCTGACGGCTCGGGTGTCGCCTGATTTGGGCATGGTGTATGTCCTCTTGGTTGGTGTCTTGAGTACTTGGGCGATGGCCTGGGCGACTCGTCTTTGCCCTTCGGGATCTGGCTTCTCAACTTCCATGGCTTGCTCCTTCTGCATTACAGGTGGCCGGGTGTCTTCGATCGAGCTGGTGACCGCGATGGCCGTGGCTGCGTCCACTGTCGGGTCGAAGATCACGCGCAGGGTGTCGGTGCGTTCGCCCTTAAAGCCCTTGCGGATGGTCTCCAGGTAGCCCGCTTCCCGCAGCTGCTTGAACTGCTTGGCCACGGCCTGCTGGCTGATGCCCAGCTCCTTGGCCAGGCGCGTCTGGCTGACCCAGGTGATGCCTGCCCGGTTGGCGTAGGCGCACACGGCTGCCAGCACCTGCAGCGCCCCGTGGGTCAGCTTCTGGTCGAAGACAGCGCGGATGGGCAGCACGCAGACCTTGCGCTGGTCTGGCGGCGCGTCCTTCTGCAGCACCCTGGGCTTTCTGGCCGGCAGGCTGAATGGGATGATGTTCTCAGGCAAGGCGCTCATTCCTGCGGATGTCTCTCATGTGTTCTCGGATGCGCTGCTCGGCACCCTCGCCGTAGACCTTGTCCATGCGGGCCAAGTGGCGCTCGATCAGCTCCTTGTCCTTGAGCGCCTCCCAGGTGGTCAGCAGCTCGCGGGCAGCCCCGCGCTCCAGCACCCGGCGGTCGGGCAGGGTGCCGCGGTGCTTGGGATACCAAGGCTTCCAGGGCCGCTTCACTTGCGGGCCTCCCGCTTGGCCTGCAGCTGCAGCTCCTTGGCCAGCACCTTGTGCCCGAGCTTGGTGACCACGCTGTCGGCCTCGATCAGGCCCTTGCGACGCAGTGCCCAGTAGGTGTTCCAGCTGCCAGGCTTGTCATTGCGCTGCTTGAACTTCCACCCGATGGCGAAGTGCTTGAGCATGAAGACCTGATGCGGTGACAGGCTCATGCGTAACCATCCGTGATGATCTTGCCCTTGGCCTCCTCCAATGCGCCGATCAGCATGAGCCGATCTGGCACTGTCGATGTCTTGATCTTGAACTGCCCCTTGTCCTTCCAGAAGCACAGCACGATCACGCTGTCTGGCTGCTCGTCAATAGCTTCGTTCAGGATGATCTTGGCCTGCACCTTGTGGTGGTCAGGGATGGTTGCGGTTTTGAGTTTGCTCATGCCTTTGCCTCTCGTCTGGCTCGCTCCTGCTGGCGCCTGTAGTACTGCCAATGGATGATGTCGCTGTGCACTTCCCACGGGGAGATGCCGGTCACCGCCCGCTGCTTGGTTCGCGCCCGGCGCATGGCCTTGTTGTAGATCTGCTGCACCCTGGCGACAGTGATGCCCAGCTGCTCGGCCACATCCCTGAAGGTGGCCAGCTCGATCACGATCAGGCGCACCACCAGATCCTCGCGCTCGGTGAAGTCGATGGCCTCTAGCAGCTTGGTCACCAGCTCCCGGTTCTCGACCTCGGTCATGTCGGTCTGCAGCTCCCATGACCAGCCATGCCTGGGCAGCTCTGGCAGCTCCTCATCCCGGCTGTACCAGATGCGCTTGACCTCGCTGGGCAGCGAGGCCGTCTGCAGCTTGCCGTAGTAGGGTGATGCGAAGCCGGTCATGCGATGGCCCTCGCACGCTTGGCCCGCAGCTCCCTGGCCACGAAGTCCAGCGCCTTCTCAAGCTGGGCGATGGTGCAAGCGTCCAGCTGGGCGTCATGCACCTCCATGCCCAGGTTCATGGCCGTGAGCTCGGGGCCCGTGAACAGGAAGCGGCTCTTGGCCACGCCGCGCTTGCCCATGCTCACGATGGCGTCCTGCGCCGCGGTGATCTCTGCCCGGTAGCCGTCGCCCAGGCTGGCCACGATGGCCAGGGCCTCGGCCACGTTCATGGCCGCGATCAGGATGTCGATGTCATCCCGGCAGCCGGTGCCGGCGACCATGCTGGCCAGGGCCTGGTGGTTCTTGATCTTCAGGGTGGTGGACTTGCCATGCTCACGCACGGGCGCAAAGCCCCCCAGCACATGGCCGATGGTGTCCATGATCACGCCCTTGGGACGGTAGCGGCTGCGCTTACGCATCGTCGCCCCAGATCATGGCCACCAGGGCCACGGCCACCAGCAGCAAGGGCAGGGCAAGCGACAGGCCCAAAATCAGTCCGATCAGGAAGCTCATCGGCACATCCCCATCAGGCCCACGATCAGATGCCGGGCTGCGACCACCGACAGACACACAGCAGCCACTGCCAGCACGAAGGCCAGCAGTTTCTCCCAGAAGGTGGGCTCGTCATCCGGGATCATTGCTGCCCCCTTGCGGCGATGGCCTTCAGCACGCGCTTGGTCAGATCCCGGTCTGCGCCAAGCAATGCAATGCCAGCAGCGTCCCAACACGCCTCGCGCTCGGCTGCGGCGACAAGGGCGGCGAAGCGTTCAAGTTGTTTCAGATCAAGAATACGCCCGGTGTCGTACTCGTAAGGCAATCCAGCCTCTCGCGCCATGCGGATAACGTCGTCTCGGGTCACTCCAGCATCTCCTTCACTGTCACCACCAGCCTGGGCTCCAGGCTGTATTGCTTCTGCACCAGCAGGCGCACGACCTGGGTGTCGTCGGCGTAGGCCACGCCATTGAGCGCATCCAGGACGCCCTTGGCCACGTTGTCCAGGTCCGGCTTGCCGGGGATCTCCTGGCCGTCCAGGGCACGCCGGCGGCGGGCCATCGTCCAGCTCTTGGGCACGCCCTTGTAGATGTCGATCCGCACGCTGGTGGGCGTGGCCACAGCAGGGCAGGGCATGGCCTCGGCTGCACGGCAGGCGATCAGCTTCTCGTAGGCCACGGTCTTCGCATCGGTGTAGGTGCGCCCGTTGCCAAAGCGTGGCCGCCCCTTGCCGCGGGGCTCGCCGGGCACGGTGAACTGCAGCTCCATCACAGCAGACCGGCCTTCCTCAGTGCGGCCAGGAAGAGCTCGTAGCGCTCTGCCTTCTCGGGCGGGGGCTGCTGGTCAGTGATGGACAGCGCGAGCTGGATGAGCTCGACAGGGATCTGCTGGCCCTCGCGTGCGATGTCCAGCACCCGGATGGCCTCCTGCTGCGTCACCGCCCATCCCCCAGCAGCTTGTTCAGCCGCACATGCACGCTGCCAAAGCGGTGCTGGTAGGCCTCGCGGATGAGCTCGTCAATGATGCTGGCGCGTGAGCGGCGCTGATCCTCGGATGCCTTGTCCAGCAGCTGCCGAGTGTCAGGCCGTAGCCTCACCATGAAGGGCTTGTTCGGTTCCTTGTCCATGTGTTCCTCATGTATCACGGTGCATCACATGATACAGATGAATTCTGTACTACCAACAGATCAGTGCCTTAGATTAGGGTTTGTCCCTACAAAATTGACGATTTGGAGGTTGTACAGGTCGGCAGAACTCTGATACAGTCGCTTCCAACGTACTGCACAGGGCAGTACGCGAACCACCGAGATACAGGAGTTCAGACATGATCAAGACCCAAGCCCAGGCCCGCAGCGAGTTCGCTGCCTACTTCCTCGACCTGCAAGCCGATGCCCACCGTGACGGTGCCAGCGTCAACAAGGCCAGCGAGTGGGAGTTCTTCATCACCAACGAAATTGAAGAGGGGCGCGTCGGCCAGGATGCTCGCCTCTGGAAGTGCCCTCGCAGCCTCAAGGCCCTGGTGGCCAACGCGGGAGCCTGATCATGACAGCGCACACTGGGCGCTTCGTCGCCTACTACCGCGTGTCCACCGACCGCCAGGGCCAGAGCGGCCTTGGCCTAGAGGCCCAGCGCCAGCTGGTCACCACCTACCTCAACGGTGGCCGCTGGTCGCTGATCGGTGAGTTCACCGAGATCGAGTCGGGCACCCGCAAGCGCCTCAAGGAGCGCCCCATGCTGGCCGCTGCGCTGGACCTGGCCCGCAAGCAGAAGGCCACCCTGGTGGTCGCCAAGCTGGACCGCCTGGCGCGTGACGTGGAGTTCATCAGCACGCTGCTCAACGGCAAGGTGCCCTTCGTGTGCGCCGATATGCCCGAGGCTGACCGCACCTTCCTGCAGATGATGGCGGTGTTCGCTGAGTACGAAGCCAAGCGCATCAGCGAGCGCACCGCCCAGGCCCTGCAGGCCCTCAAGAAGCAGGGCAAGAAGCTGGGCAGCCCGTCGCCTGAGATCGGCAGCGCCGAGGGCGTGAAGGTGCTCAAGGCCAAGGCCGATGCCTACGCCGAGAAGGTGGGCCCGGTGGTGCGCGACATCATCAGGCGCAGCGGGGCCAGCACCCTGCGCGACATCGCCCAGGTGCTCAGTGCCCGCGGCATCGAGACCCCCAGGGGCAATACCGACTGGCACGCCAGCCAGGTCAGCAACCTGCTCAAGAGGATCAAATGATTGTGGCATTCATGTTGCTTTTAATCCTTGCCGCAACCTTACTGATCGGCTGGCTGGTCACCTGGTGGGATCGCAAGCACCCCATGCAGCTTGGTAAGAACCAGATCAGAAACCTCGGCCTGATGGTCGAGAACATGAAAAAGTACATGAACAAATGACCTCTGAAACCAACTTCAAACCCTTCGATGGCCAGGCCAACCTTGAGCGCAAGGAGCTCGCCAAGTACCTTAACCGCGTCGGCAGAGGTGTTAATTGCCGTCTGGATGTGCCCATCTTGGTCATGTCTGATGTCAAGTGGGCGGCCACCGTGTTCAGCGAGCTGGCCAAGCAGCTGACCGAGCTGGCCTTCGTTGATGACCGCAGCGAGATCTGGCGCATCCTGGCGGCCAGGTCGGCGATGGAGCAAGGCCGCAGCAAGCTGGCCCACACCAACCAACAGAAGACCAGCATCAAGCTGGCCGCCAAAGCCAGGGAAGACAGCGAAAAAAATCGCAGCCGCTGACCACTAGATGTAGTGGGTGGCTCACGCGCTGACCCTTGGATTTTTTAACCTGCAGGCAGATCAAGAACCTGCAACACCATGGAGCGAGAAGATGAAGCAAATCAAACCGTTGGAGAATCAGTCCGGGAAGGCAGAACGCGCATATGTGTATTGCGGTTTTTCCCAGCCTGACCACTACATCTTGGGTCAGGCTGCGCGCCAGAAGACTCCGCCCTACAACACCGGCAAGGTGAAGATCGGGGCAGCCTACACCCCCCCGCCCCTTCGCACCTACAGCAGCAGCGAAGAGCTCCTGCAGCAGGCCCTCCTGGCCGAGCGCCAGGCCCACCAGAACCAGCAGGAGACCTGGTTCATGTGGGCTGTGGCCGGCATCGGCCTTATCGGCGCCGTCATCATCCTGCTCACCGTCTGAAGGTCTGCCATGCAGTACGCAGACCAGGGGCGCGTCATCCGCGATGCCCAGCTCAACCTGTTCCAGGTCAGGGACGCAGAGTTCCTGCAGCGCTGCCGGGCACTAGCTGTCGAAATCGCCCGCAGACAGGGCACCGTCAGCATCAACGACATCCGCGCCGGCATCCAGCTGCCTGCGGAGATGCACCCGTCCGTCCTGGGCGCGGTGTTCAAGACCAAGCAATTCCAAGCCTGCGGGTACACCGAGGCCACGCATCCCCAAGCCCATGCCCG